GGAGGCGGCCGTGGGGCTCGTGGCCAACCTGCAGGCCCAAAGCAACCTGGACCCCAGGGCCGTGGGCGCTGATGGCGTTTCCGCCGGCATCGGACTATGGAATCCGCGACGCCAGGCCGACTTCAAGCGCATATATGGCATGGACCTGCGCGAGTCCACGGTTGAACAGCAACTGGATTTCGTCGCCAGCGAGTTGGAGAGCACCAAGCGTAGGGCGGGAGTACATCTGGCCGCCGCCGCCACCCCGGCCCAGGCCAGCGTGGCCGTGTACCGCCACTTCGGATTGAACAAGTCCGAAGGGGCCAGCTCAAGCGAAGAGCGCAAGCTCGCCGCCGCTGCCGGGGCAATTTATGGGACGCTTTTCCTCGAAGATCAGGAACGAGGCGCCGCAGCTGCAGCTACGACGGTCGCGGCAGCCCAAGCCAGCGCTGCCGGCATCCCGAGCAGCACCGCAACCACCAGCAATACGTCCGAAACCCATATCCACGGCCCCATTACGGTTATGACGCAGGCGACGGACGGCGAGGGAGTCGCTCGCGATTTGGGGCGTGTGGGGCGCTCCCAGAATCTCGTCCAACAAGGCAATACGGGGATGTTCTGATGCCGCTTATTCCTTTTCCCGATGTTCCGAGCAGTCCGGGCGTCCCCGCAGTCTTTCGCGCCGCGTTCCTTTCTTCGGTCTCCGAACCGGCAAGCTTCGAACTTGCGGCGCTGACCGACAGGATCTTCGGTCCTCCTCGCTGGGGGCTGTATGGCGTCGATGGGCAGCAGATGCTGGTCTTCGAGACGTTCCTTGGAATTACCTTCAATCAGAGCGGTCAGATATCCAGCTATCCGGTTGAGCAGGGCGGATTCTCGTCCTTCAACAAGGTCGATGCGCCGTTCGAAGCGACCATCAAGCTGGCGCATGGCGGCGATCCAGTGTCGCGCAAAGTCATGTTGTCCGTGCTGGAGCGCATCGTCGGCAGCACGGAGCTGTATTCAGTGGCGACGCCAGAGATCGTCTATCCGTCGGCCAACCTGGTGAAGTACTCATACACCCGCGCCGACAAGAACGGCTCCAGCCTCCTGATCGTTGAACTGACTCTGCAGGAAGTCCGGCAGACGGCCGTCCAGCTATCGCCGGCCACGCAGGACCCCAGCGGCGCGAATGAAGTTAGCAATGGCCAGGTACAGGCGTTCGAGATTGACGCCTATCCCCGGCGCGATCAGAACAAGGTGGCTGATCTGGAGCCGATCCAATGAAGAGAATTCCCTTGAGGCCCGTTCCTGCACAAATGCTCAGCGTCGTGCTGTCCGGGCAGAACTGCCAGATCGCCGTCTACCAGAAGTCGACGGGACTCTATCTGGATATTGAACTCGACAATGCGCCCATCGTGACCACGGTGCTTTGCCATGATCGAGTACGGCTGGTGCGGTCTGCTTACCTGGGCTTCGTTGGGGATCTGGCCTTTGTGGACACCCAGGGCCACGCCGACCCGCAGTATCAGGATCTCGGATCGCGCTTCGTCCTGGCCTACCTGGAGCCGCTGGAACTATGAGCTTCATCAAGCGCCGGCTGGACGTGACCATCAGCCAGGGTAAAGGAAAGTTCGGCGACGAGCAGGGGCCGGACGTAACGCTCAGCGGCTACCGGATGTCGGTGACCATTCCTGCCTATACGACCTTCGAAAACAGTCCGATGACCCTGCTGATCCACGGACTGAATCAAGACCTGATGAACAAGCTGACGACGATAGGGCCCGTCATGACGGAACGCCGGGGAAAGAATCTTGTCCGGATCGACGCAGGGGGGGAATCCGGTGCTCCCTGCCTGGTCTACGAGGGGGACATCGTTGAGGCCTGGGCTGGCTACGGAATGGGTGCAGAGGGCAAGGCGGCCGCAGGGGGCGTATTCACGGTCAAGGCCGAGGTGGCCGGGGCCAAGCAGGTGAAGCCCGCATCCGCCAGGTCGTTTCCCGGTGCGAAAAAAGCGCAAGAAATCATGTGCGATATCGCTGAATCGATGGGATACAAGGGCGAAAAAAGCGGGGAAGACTATGTGTTGGCCGACCCCTATTTTTCCGGAACTGACATGGACCAATTGCGCAGCTGCGCGAAGGCCGCCCGGGTCAACTTCACGATAGACCGCGGCGTCCTGTCAGTCTGGCCGGAGGGCGGATACCGCAAGGGCGATCCGATTCTCGTGGCCCCGGAAACGGGGTTGAGCGGATATCCGGCTTTTACGAGCAAGGGGCTCCAACTGACGACGCTCTACAACCCGCATCTCGGATTGGGAAAAAGAGTGCAGGTCATCAGCACCGTCGAACCCGCGCATGGCGAGTGGATCATTGTGAGCTTGTCCCACAAGCTGGATGCGGAGGTCCCCGGCGGCGTCTGGCAGTCGGTGGCGGTGTGCAAAAGGAACCTCAATGCCTGAGCAATACGGATACGCAGGGCTGGCGCAAGCCGGCCAGGGTGACAGCGAGTTCGGCGCCTTGCAGTTCCTGATCAGCCAGGCGCTGATCCGAGTCAGCACGGCGACGCTGGTCAAGGTGGTGTCGGTGACGAATGCAGGCGGGCTATCGCCCGTGGGCTTCGTCGATGTGCAGCCGCTTGTCAACCAGCTCGATGGCGCCGGCAATGCCGTGCCGCATGGCGTCCTGCATCGTCTTCCCTACTTTCGCCTTCAGGGCGGAGCGGACGCCATCATCCTGGATCCCAAGGTCGGGGACATCGGGATGGCGGCTTTCGCGAATCGGGACATCTCGCTGGTGAAGACCTCGAAGGCGCAGAACAACCCCGGTTCCTGGCGTTCCCACGACATGGCGGACGGGCTGTATTTCGGCGGTCTGTTGAATGGAACCCCGGTGCAGTACGTGCAGTTCACGGCGGGCGGCATACACATCGTGTCGCCCTCCAAGGTGACCGTGGCCGCGCCCAATATCGAACTGAACGCCAGCGCGCAGTGCGCATTGAATTCTCCACGGATCGTGCTGAACGGGACGGTGCAACAAGGCGGTGGATCCTTCGGCGGCACGTCTACCTGGCAGGGCGACATGCACACGCTGGGTACGCTGCGCAACAACGGCAAGGACGTGGGCAGCACCCACACGCATTCCGGCGTGCAGAGCGGGCCGGAAAACACAGGAGCGCCCAATTGAACACGATGCTGCTAGACCGGACGGCCTGGGACCTGGTGCTCGATGCCGCGGGGAATATCGCACTGGCGTCCAAGCCCTACGCCGTGGCGCAAGACGTCGCCAGCGCCATCAAGCTCTTCAAGGGGGAGCTGTTCTACAACACCGCCTCGGGCGTTCCGTACTGGGAAGAATTCCTGGGCCATCAGCCGCCGCTGGCGCTGGTGCGGGAACACGTCCGGCGAGCCGCGCTGACGGTCCCGGACGTGGCCGACGCGGGCTGCACGCTGACCTCCTATACCGACCGTGCCCTGGCGGGCTATGTCGCAATCACCCTGCAAGACGGAACGACGCAAACCGTCAGCTTCTGAGGAAACCATGCCGAACATCTCGAAAGTGCCGCGCGTGCAGTTCACGCCGGAAGGGCTGGTGCTGCCCAGCGAATCCGCCATCCTTGCCGGCGTCCTGTCCGACATGGACGCGGCCTTCGGTGGCGGGCTGAATCCCGCGCTGGAAACTCCCCAGGGCCAGCTGGCCTCCAGCACCACCGCCATCATCGGCGACAAGAACAACGAGTTCGCGGCCTACGTGAACCAGGTCGACCCGGCTTATGCGCAAGGGCGGATGCAGGACGCCATCGGGCGGATCTACTTCCTGGACCGCAAGCCCGGTACGCCCACCGCCGTCATCGCCACCTGCACGGGCCTGGCGGGCGTGACGATACCGGTGGGCGCGCGCGCGCAGGCGGTGGATGGCAATCTGTACCTGTGCACGCAGGCGGGAACGATACCGGCCAGCGGACGCGTCGACCTGCCATTCGCCTGCTCGGTCGACGGGCCGGTGGATTGCGCGCCTGGCGCACTGAACCAGATCTATCAGGCCATTCCCGGTTGGGACTCGGTGTCGAACGCGGATGCCGGGACGGTGGGCAGCCATGTGGAAAGCCGGGCCGAGTTCGAGGAGCGCCGGCGGCAGTCGGTGGCGCTGAACGCCCGCGGCTCGATCCCCGCAATCTACGCCAACGTGGCGAACGTGGAGGGCGTCATCGACGCCTACGTGACGGAGAACGATCTCTCCGTGCCGAAGACGGTAGGCGGCGTCGTCCTGCGTCCACACTCCATCTGGGTCGCGGTGACGGGCGGCGAGGCGGCGGACATCGCGGACGCCATCTGGCGCAAGAAGAGCAATGGCTCCGACTACAACGGCAACACCTCGTACACCGTGGAGGACAAGGAGGGATATGCCTATCCCTACCCGTCGTATGTCGTGACATGGGAAACCCCTGCTGCGTTGCCCGTGCGTTTCGCGGTGCAGCTGGCGGACAACCCAGCCCTGCCGTCGGACATTGTGGCCTTGACCAAGCAGGCGATCATGGACGCCTTCAACGGCGGAGATGGCGGGCAGCGCGCACGCATCGGATCGACCATTTATGCCAGCCGGTTCTACGCGCCCATTTCGGTGCTCAGCCCCGTGGTCTCCATCCTGTCCTTGCTGCTGGGCTCCGACACGCCATCGGCCGCCAGCCTGGCCGTTCCGATCAACCGCCGGCCCACGATCACGGCCAACGATATTGCGGTGACATTGATATGAGCGTCGTGCCTAAGCCGGGGCTGGCGGCCCGGACCCTTATCAGTCAATACGCCAACAGCCCCACGCTCGTCCAGTTGATCAACAACATGGACGACTACATCAATCCCGACGCCGATTTCGACGCGTTCCATGACTTCGTCTGGAACGTCGAGACCGCGCAGGGCTTCGGGCTGGACATCTGGGGCAGGATCGTGGACGTCGGCCGGATGTTGACGATACCGGGAGACGTCACATATCTGGGGTTTGACGAGGCGCTGAATTGGCAGCCCTTCAATCAGGCGCCGTTCTACACAGGCGAGCAGGCCACGCAGACATATCGGCTTGCCGATGACGCGTATCGCACGCTGATCCTGGTCAAGGCGCTGGCCAATATCTCGGATTGCACGTCGCCCAGTTTGAACCGGCTGCTGTCCAATCTCTTTGCGGGTCGTGGCCGCTGTTATGTCTCTGATACGGGATACATGGAATTTCGGTATGTGTTCGAGTTTGCGCTAGAGCCG